GATGGCTGGAGCATTACCGTCAATAATGTCCTGTGCCGCATGATTGATGATGTGAACATCAAGGCCCGTGTCGATCAGCCTGATCGCGTTTGGTAAAGGAGAAATCACATGTCGGACACCGAAGAGCAGATTGAATTTAATCTGGATGATGCTCCCAAGGTAGAGGCGCAAAAAAACGACGAGCCCATCATTGAGATTGTTGATGAGCGCGTTCTTGAAGCAAATCAAGAAGGTCAAACTCCTGAAAAGGATGTTGATAAAGCACTGAAAAAGCTTACTAAAAAGCTTGAGGAAGAGCGCAAAGCCCGGATGGATGCCGAAGCTTTTGCTCGTAATGCGGGTGAACAGGCTCGTATGGCTCATAATGAAGCCAGCGACAGCAACTTGCATTTGGTCAGTGGGGCTATTGATTCGGTCAGGCGCGATCAGGAGATCCTGAAAGCAAATCTCCGGGATGCGATGGCGATTGGCGACTATGATAAAGCCGCTGATCTTCAGGAGCAGATGGCTTCCAACATTACAAACCTACGCCAGCTTGAGCGTGGCTTTGAGGAGATGAAGCAGCAGCCTCGCGTTCAGCCTCAGGCACCCCAGCCAAGGGGTGTAACGGTAGATACGCTAATTGAACAGGTAACGCCCCGTTCAGCGGAGTGGCTTCAGCGCAATCGTGAGCATTTGCCGGATCAGAGGTCGATCCGTGTCATGGCAAGGGCGCATGATGATGCAGTTGATTTTGGAATTGCTCCTGAATCAGATGCGTATTTCCAGTTTGTTGAAAATAGGCTTGGGATTAGCAACAAACGTAATTCTATCCCAGAGGTAGATGCCGTTATGTCTGATGCGTCCCAATCTAAGCAACGTCGATCTTCACCCCCATCTGCTCCGGTATCTAGAAACCCAATCGACTCTCCGCAACGTCCCGGAGTAATTCGATTGACGCCCGCAGAGGTTGAGGCCGCTAAAATCAGCGGTATTACGCCTTTGGAATACCATGAGAACAAGATGCGAGAGCTGCAAAAGCAGCGCATGAACTGAGGAGAGTTAAATGTCTGATATTGCTACAAGTTCTACCAAACGCCGTGGTCGCCCGCCTCGTTCTCCGGTCTCAATCCTTGCTGCGGACCATGATGAGGTTCTTGATGCCCTTGCTGTTCGGGAATCTGCACCTGAACGCCCTGCTATGAGGCCCTCTTTGCGTGAAGATGACCCCAGGGCGGCTGCTGCTCGCCGTGCTGCGGAAATCCGTGGGCATTTGGGTGGCATGGATGAAGGAACTGATGAGTTCAGGACCCCCGAAGCACCTCCTGGCTGGGAATATGAGTGGAAGCGCCGGACTTTGCTTGGTCAGGAAGATCCTGCATATCAGGTTCAACTTGCTCGAATGGGCTGGGACCATGTTCCAACCAATCGTCACCCTGAAATGATGCCTGTTCAGGGGGTGCACCCAACAATTGAACGTAAGGGCATGGTTTTGATGCAGCGTCCGGCAGTAATTTCGGAGGAAGCCCGTGCGGCTGACCGCAGGCGGGCGCAAAACCAAGTTCGCGTTAAAGAACAACAGCTTAACGCAGCTCCTGATGGCACTTTAACCCGTGATCACGCCAGTGTCCGGCCTCAAATTAACAAGGGATATTCGCCAATTCCGGTCCCTAAAGACTAAAATTACGCTAATTGGGGGGTCGCATTAAGCGGCCCCTTTACATTTGTCATTTATAATTGTATTTTTTGTTTCAAGCTCTAAAGAGCCTACTCCATTCCCCGGCGCGAATGGACCACATTTCGTAGATTTACGGCTTCCCCGGCGCGAAGCTAGTGAATTGCTCCCCAAAAGGAGCCCTCCCCATGGCTAATACGAACGCACCGTTTGGCTTTCGCCAAGTGAGCGGTAATGGCTCTGCCCCGACCTATGAGCAGGTTGCGGTAGATATTGCCTATAACACGACGAACATCTTTTTTGGCGACCCCGTTGCCCCCACTAGCACTGGCTACATCACGCAGGCTGGCTCGTCTGGCGGTAGCTCTGATACGCAGATTGCTGGCATCTTTGCTGGCTGTCAGTATCTCTCGACCGTGATGAAGCGCACTGTTTGGTCCAACTACTATCCTGGTGGGACTGATCCTGCGACCGGCACGATCATTGGCTATATCATCAATGATCCCAATGCTAGGTTTAATGCTCAGACCAGCTCTGCTGGCGCTGCGCAGACAAACATTAACAACACTGTTGGCTTCACGATTGGCTCTGGCAACACTTCGACCGGCATCTCTGCCGCTCTGGTGAACATGTCCACTGCTGGCACGGATGCTACTCAGCCCTTCCGCATCTTGGCGCTTGACACGACCCCCCCGGGTTCGAGTGGCACTGAGGCTGGCGCCTACAATTATGTAATTGTTGGCTTCAACAATGTGTCCACCAAGTCCCTCGTGGGCATTTAAGGAGTAGGATCAATGGCTGTTAATCTCTCAGCGATTAAAGACCTTCTCCTCCCCGGTCTCCGTGGGGTTGAAGGCAAGTACGAGCAGATCCCGTCGCAGTACGACAAGATCTTTAACAAGCATGATTCCAAGATGGCGCTTGAGCGCACCGCTGAAATGCGTTTCTTGGGTCTTGCTCAGTTGAAGACTGAAGGCGGCCAGACGCAGTTCGACAACAACGCTGGCGAGCGTTATGTGTACAACCAGGAGCACACTGAAATTGCTCTGGGTTATGCCATCACTCGCAAAGCGATTGACGACAACCTCTACAAGACCCAGTTCATGCCTTCGAACCTTGGCCTGATTGAATCTTTCCATCAGACGAAGGAAATCTACGGCGCGAACGTGCTGAACACTGCTACGACGTATAATGCGTCTGTTGGCGGTGACGGCAAGGCTCTTTGCGCCAGCGATCACCCGATTGATGGCACGACGGTCCCCAACATTCCGACGACCCCGGTCGATCTGAATGAGTCGACCCTGCTGAACGCGATGATCTCGATCAGGACGAACTTCAAGGACCAGGCCGGTCTGAAGATCTTCGCTCGTGGCCGCAAGCTGATCATCCCCCCGCAGCTTGAGCCCGTTGCTATCCGCCTCACCAAGACGGAACTCCGTCCCGGTACTGCGGACAACGACGTCAACGCGATCATGAGCACGGCAGGTGGCCTCTCTGATGGCTACATGGTCAACGACTTCTTGACCTCTCAGTATGCTTGGTTCTTGCTGACCAACATCGACGGCCTGTCGTACATGGAGCGAGTAAAGTTTGAATCCGACATGCAGGTCGACTTTGTTACAGACAACCTGCTTGTTAAGGGCTACGAGCGTTACTCGTTTGGTTACTACAATTGGAGGAGTATCTGGGGAAGTTTCCCAACCTCTTGATTTGGTTGGGTTTTGCGTCCTTAGAACGCTACAGTTGACAAAAATTAATCTTCCGGTGTATGGTTCATAACCAACATCGGGAGATTAAAATGAAGGGTAAAGCTAAGGTTCCAAGTCTAACACACCAGCAAGTTCGGGACGCTTTGGACTACAATCCTGCTACCGGAGTGTTTGTGTGGAAAATCAGCCCAGCGAAAAATGTAAAATCTGGAACCACTGCTGGCGGAAATAGCAAAGGCAACGGCTATCGCTATATTCGCCTTAGTGGGGAGGAAATTACAGAGTGTCGAATGGCTTGGTTTTACATGACTGGGCGGTGGCCGGAACGGAGAGTTAAGTTCAAAAGCGGCGATAAATCAGATTGTCGTTTTGAAAATTTAACTCTTTTTAACGGCCTTGCTGGTGAATTTGATCATAAGACGCGAGAAGGCCGTCAGGCTTATCAAAATGCTTATCGGGCAAAAACACCAAACCAGCAAAAGGCTCGTGCCTTGCGTGACAGTTTTGGCCTTTCGCTTGATAAATACAACAAAATGTTTGAGGCTCAACAAGGCAGGTGCGCTATCTGTAACCAACCAGAAACGCAAATGCGCAAAGGAAAGCTAAAAACATTAGCTGTCGATCATAACCACAAAAGTGGTGCAATTCGTGGCTTGTTGTGTTTTGATTGCAATACGGGCATTGGGAAGCTTAAGGATGATCCTCAAATCCTCCGGTTAGCTGCTCAATATCTGGAGTATCACCTAGGCATCCAAACCATCCGACCGGCCTAGCGGACGCTGCACAGACGGATGGTTAACTCGTGCAGGAGGTTCCTATGGGAATCACTACATTCACTGGCCCGATTAAAGCGGGCGATGTTCTGGATACGACCGGCACCACTGCTGGCACGATTAAGAACGTAGGTTTTGTTGCAATGGCGCAGACTGCGAGTATCACGCAGGCTGGCACCACTGCGGCATACAATACTGGCATTTGCATTCCGGCTTACAGTCATATCCTGAACATTCAGTTCTTGAATACGACTGCTTGGGATACGACGAACACTCTCAGCGTTGGAACTAGCGCAACGGCAACTGAACTGGTTGCCAGCGTGGCTATGATCCAGGGTCAAGTGTCGGCTGGACCCGGCACTAGTGCGACTCGCACCGGAAACTGGTCCAATACTGGTGCAAGCGATGTGATCATTTATGTCCTGTCCACTAACACTGGTGTAGGCGTGGGTGACATCATTGTTCGTTATATCCAGGCTGAAAACGCCTAATCAAGCCATAGGAGGCTAGTATGAAGGGTAAAGGTAAGCTCCAGTCCGGCAAGAATCCTGACAAGTCTCTTGGCGGGGATTTTTACGCTGGTGGTCAGTCTCAGGTTGCTGCGGATGCCAAGGACAAGTCCGAAGGCTTCAAGCGTGGCGGCAAAACTGTCAAGATGATGGGCGGCAAGGCCAAGGCTGATATGGGTCGCAAGCCCCGTATGAGCGGTGGCAAGGTCATGTCCTCTGCCAGTGGCCCTGGCACTCAGCGCGCCAAGTCTTCTCACTACTAAGATCATCCTTCCGGGTCTAAAGTGAGACTAGCGGGGGCTTCGTGCCCCCGTTTTTGCAGGAGATTACAATGACTGCTGCTTGGACACGCAAGGAAGGCAAATCTGAATCTGGCGGCCTTAATGAGAAAGGCCGGGCGTCTCTGCGCGCCCAAGGCCATGATATTAAGCGTCCCCAGCCAGAAGGTGGCTCTCGAAAAGACAGTTTTTGCGCCAGAATGACTGGAGCCAAGCGAAAACTAACCGGTTCTGCAAAAGCTGCTGATCCTGATAGCCGCATCAATAAAGCTCTTCGAAAGTGGGATTGTTGACATGGATAAGCCTTTTTGGGAGAAAGATGCGCCAAAAGATGCTAAAGTGAAGCATCTTGACCGGAAGCAGAAGCAATCTGCTAAAGCAATGGCTAGGGCTGCTGGACGACCCTATCCAAACGCTGTTGATAATATTTCAGCAGCAAGAGCGGGGAAACGTAAATGAACGTAGTTTCCATGCCCTCATTCAAACATTGCAATGGGTGCCGTTCCAATAAGCCCTTAGAGGGCAATTTTTGGAAAGGGCAAAGCCTTTGCATTGAATGCACCAAGGATCGCCAAAAAAACAGATGGGGGAGCCGGACTCCTAAAAAACGTTTGGAGCAACATTTAAAATATAAATATGCTTTGACGATTAACGAGCTTAACGAGGCACTTGAAAAGCAAAATGGCGGATGCGCTATTTGTGAAGAGGTGCTTCCAGATCTTTTGGTTTATAATAACAGGCGTCGGGGTTATGCGATTGACCATAATCACGAAACTGGAGAGTTTCGGGGCGTTCTTTGCTTGAAATGCAATTCAATGCTAGGAATGTCAAGAGATAACCAAGAACTTCTAAAAAAGGCAGCAGCCTATTTAGAAGAACGTGGCTCTTACCATAATGCTGCGGCAGCGAGATCGAAGGGAAAGTGACATGAAGCTCACGACAATCACAGCGACTGGCGTTAGCCGCAGCAATGTCTGCGCCGTTGATGACTTTCAAGCCCCCTTCAATGTTGGCATTGGCGCAAAGTTGGTTTCAGGCGCTGCCACGTTCAACATTGAGTATTCAATGGATGACCCAATGGCGGATGGGTACACCGCTGCGGGTGCAACCTGGTATGTTGCCACGGGATTTTCCGGCGTGAGCGCCTCAACTGGTGGTGCTTTGACAGTCCCCTGCAAAGCCATCTGCATCAACATTACCGCTAGTGCGGGTACTGTTACTGCTACCATCATTCAAGCCGGGCCTGTCTAATGGCTACAAGTGCATCATGGGACTTTAATCCTGCACTTGGTGAGATTGTCCTCTATTCGTACAATCTCATTGGGGTGCGGAATACTGCCGTGCTCCAAGAGCATATGGCCGCTGCTCGCATGGCGGCAAACATGCTTCTGTCCCGCTGGAGCAACCAAGGAGTCAACCTTTGGGCGGTTGATTTGATCACCACCCCGCTCGTACAGGGTACATCCACGTATGCTGTAGACTCCAATACGGTGATGATATTGGACGCCTACATTGAGACAGATAACGGTTCAGGACAGCCAATTGATCGCCTTATTCTACCGATTAGCCGCACGGAATATGCTTCGTATCCTAACAAAGAGCAGCAGGGGTTCTCCACGACTTACTGGTTCGACAGGCTGCTATCCCCGACAGTGACGCTTTGGCCTGTGCCTGATGGGACGACAACGTCCTTTAAGTACTATCGTGTGCGTCAGTTGCAGGATGCAAATCTGCAAAATGGACAGCAAGTTGAGATACCCTATCTTTGGATGGAAGCATTTGCTTACGGTTTAGCTCAGAGATTGGCGGTTATTTGGGCTCCTGAACGGGTTCAAATACTCAAGCCGATGGCTGATGAGGCGTATCAGATTGCTGCTGATCAGAACGTAGAAACTGCCCAGCAGTACATTTCCCCTATGATCTCTGGCTATTTCCGATAAGGGGGCGTCATGGGTTACGCTTCGCAAGCCGGTAGAGCCAGAACTAGCGCAAAGAACCCGCAGGCACATGCGATATGTGACCGGTGCGGGTTTCGCCACAATCATGTTAATCTCAAGTGGCAGTACGACTGGCGTGGCGCGTCCTTGCAGAACCTCAAGTTTTTGGTTTGCGACACTTGCTATGATGTCCCGCAAGAACAACTGCGCGCCATTGTTGTCCCAGCAGATCCTACGCCCATTATGAATGCGCGTGTGCAGGATTTCATTGTTGCGGAGACCAACACCAGAGGTACATCAGGAACTTTGCTGGTCCCAACGCTTGGCACGGGTAATGGATCTACGGCTACTCTTACCCTTAATGTGCCTGTTGATTTCCCCGCCATAGGGGTAGGCAGCACCATCATCATCTCTGGTATGCAACCTGCCGGGTTCAACAAAACCGCTATTGTAACGGCATGCACTACGGGATCTCCGTATACGGTGTCTTATGCCAGTACGGTTCTTGGCCCATTAGTGGTGATTGGGACCGTTCAGATCAACATTGATCCGACAACTGGCCTGCCTATCATTGGCGGGGATACTCGCGTTACCACCTTCAATAGTTTGGCGACATCTGACCCCAGAGTGACGCAGATGACTGGCGAACCTCCGGGCGGGTTGAATCAGCGTCCTGGCACAGATCCAAATGCACCAGGTGACGACGACCCTGGATTGCCGTATAACTTTGACGAAGTGCCACGCACTGGTCCGCTTAATGGCTCATCCAGCTAAAGGGATGTAGGGGTTTTGTAATGGCGACAAACATTCAGATTCCCAATCTCCCTGTTGCGACGAGCATCAGCGGTGCGGAAGAGATTGAAATTGTTCAGGGTGGCGTTTCCCGTCGTACAACTACTGGTGCGATATCTGGACTGACTTCAGGTCCGACCGGCCCTACCGGTAGTCAGGGTCTTACAGGCCCTACCGGCCCGACCGGAGCCACCGGCGCAACTGGCGCAACGGGTATTGGTGTTGCTGGCCCAACCGGAGCAACAGGCGCAACCGGGGCCACTGGCGCATCTATAACTGGCCCTACCGGCCCGCAGGGTAGTATTGGAAACCTTGGTGCGACAGGCCCGACAGGCGCAACTGGTCCTACTGGTCCGCAGGGCAGCATTGGAAACCCCGGAAATACCGGTGCTACCGGCCCCACCGGCAGTCAAGGGCCAACAGGCCCAACCGGAGCCACCGGTGCTGCTCCTTCTGTCACAGGCCCGACAGGCGCGACTGGGTCAACCGGACCCACGGGCGCAACCGGTGCCGCTTCTTCAGTTACCGGTCCGACTGGTGCTACTGGTCCCACTGGAGCTACGGGTGCGGCTTCTTCAGTAACCGGCCCCACCGGCCCCACTGGTTCCACTGGCCCCACTGGCCCAACTGGGGCTACTGGCCCAACTTCAACAGTGGTTGGCCCTACTGGCCCTACCGGTTCCACTGGCCCCACCGGCCCCACTGGCCCAACTGGCCCCACTGGCCCGACTGGGGCTACTGGTTCCACTGGCCCCACTGGCCCGACTGGGGCTACTGGCCCAACTTCAACAGTAGTTGGCCCTACTGGTCCTACCGGTTCAACAGGTCCCACCGGCCCCACTGGCCCAACTGGCGCAACCGGTGTTGCGGGTGGGCTTTATAACTCAACCAGTACAACATCTCTTACAATTGGTCTTGGAGCTAAGTCTCTTACAGTTGCGACTGGCCTTTCGTATACGGTTGCGCAGCAGTTAATCATAGCCAACAGTTCGTCCAACTACATGATTGGAACGGTCACATCCTACAATGTGGGAACTGGCGCTCTTGTCATGGACATAACGTCCGTAGTTGGATCGGGGACGTTTGCGTCTTGGACAACGAACATCAATGGTGCGCCTGGCCCTATTGGCGCTACTGGTCCTACCGGCGCAACTGGTGCAGCATCATCCGTAACCGGACCAACCGGTGCTACTGGCCCTACAGGAGCCACTGGAGCTGCGTCTTCAGTAACCGGCCCCACCGGCCCCACTGGTATTGGTTATGCTGGCCTAACCAGCACAACTTCCACGCTGATTGCTACGGGATCAAAAGTTTTTACAACAAATCTCAGCGCATCTGCAACGGCATTTGGCGTTGGAACTCGTGTGCGCGTTGCATCTTCGGCCTCGCCTACAAACTTCATGGAAGGCCCAATTACTGTTTACACAACTACCAGTATGACAGTTGGTGTTGATTTCATTGGTGGTTCTGGCACTTTTGCCTCTTGGAACATTTCCGTCATAGGTTCAGTTGGCGCAACCGGCGCAACGGGGTCTACTGGGCCTACTGGTCCAACTGGAGCTACCGGGGCGGCTTCTTCTGTAACTGGTCCAACTGGTGCCACCGGCGCAACGGGCGCTGCCTCGTCTGTCACAGGCCCAACTGGTGCAACAGGAGCAACCGGAGCTACTGGGGCGGCGTCGTCTGTGACTGGCCCAACTGGGCCTACTGGTGCTACTGGAGCCGCCTCTTCGGTTACAGGTCCTACGGGTGCGACTGGTGCCACAGGTGCTGCATCTTCAGTTACTGGTCCTACTGGTCCTACGGGTGCGACGGGTGCTGCGTCCTCTGTCACAGGTCCCACAGGTGCAACAGGTGCCACGGGCGCAACTGGCGCAGCCTCTTCGGTTACTGGTCCTACCGGAGCAACCGGTGCAACCGGAGCAACCGGTGCAGCATCATCCGTAACTGGCCCCACCGGTCCTACGGGAGCAACGGGTGCTGCGTCCTCTGTCACAGGTCCCACAGGTGCAACAGGTGCCACAGGTGCCACTGGCGCTACGTCTTCTGTTACTGGTCCTACCGGAGCAACCGGTGCAGCATCATCCGTAACTGGCCCCACCGGCGCAACAGGCGCGACAGGGGCTGCTTCTATTGTCGCTGGTCCTACAGGGCCAACCGGTGCAACCGGCGCGACAGGTGCAGCTTCAACTGTTGCCGGTCCAACCGGCCCTACCGGTGCTACTGGGCCTACTGGCGCAACTGGCCCAACTGGATCTATTTACCCAACTGGCGGCTCGCCTGATCGTATTTTTTACGAAAATCAGCAAACAATAACAACGAACTACACAATCACCACCAGCTATAATGCAATGACTGCTGGTCCTGTCACCATCAACAGTGGAGTCACTGTTACTGTTCCGTCAGGCAGTACCTGGTCAATTATATAGTCAGCAAAGGGCAAGAGGGGGGTCTCATGCTACCAATCATTGTCTGTTGCAACACAGACAAAAACATCAGCGTTCTTGAGGCTTCCATAAAATCTTATGCGCCAGAAGCAGATCTGCTTCGCTACGGGTTCTCTGGCTCGTCTTTTGGCGAGAGCTACAACGCAGCCATGGATGAGGCGTTTTTGTCTTATGATGAGCTAATCATCGCTAATGACGACGTTGTCCTAACTCCATCTACTATGGCTGAGTTTATGTCTGACATTCAAGGTCTAAAAGCCTGGAACAGTAACACCCTTGGCATGGTTGCTACCTATTCCAATGAAGTTCGGGCAGTTCAGAACATACGCTATAATGATAGAGTTTTGCGCAATCTTAACTGTGTGTCTCCAATATTTGCTTATCTTAGCAAAGCTGCGTACCGTACTGCACCATTTCCTCCCCTGAATTGGTATTCAGATGATGTCATGTGTGAGGATTTGATCGCTGCTGGCTTCTACAACTATGTCTCAAAAGCCTATGTTCACCATGTTGGCTCTGCCACGATTGGTCACGACCATAATGCTTTGACAGAAGCCGCCAAACCATGGATTAAGGAAAACAGGCCGCACTACTACAGCAAATGGTTCTGAGGGGGACTGAACATGAAGATTTGCGTATATGCCATCAGCAAAAATGAAGCTAGCTTCGTCAAGCAGTTCTGTGAGTCTGCAAAAGACGCAGATCTCATCCTCATTGCCGACACTGGAAGCACAGACAACACAGTTGAATTGACTCGTGAGTGCGGAGCAACGGCTTACGACATATGCATTTCTCCGTGGCGGTTTGACCTAGCTCGCAATGCGGCCCTTGCTCTTGTTCCACGTGACTTTGATGTCTGCATCAGCTTGGACCTAGATGAGGTGCTTGAGACTGGGTGGCGTGAAGAAGTTGAGCGCGTCTGGGAGGCGGGTGTGACCACTCACATGCGATATTTGTTTGACTGGAGTAACGGACTAAAATTTCATTCTGAAAAAATACACGCAAGACATGGGTACAAATGGCATCATCCTTGCCATGAAGTATTGAGAATGAGCTGTGACTTTCAAGAAGTTTGGGCCAACACTGGGATGCTCCTTGTCACGCACAAGCCTGACCCAACGAAAAGCAGGGGGTCATATCTTGGATTGTTGGAGCTATCCGTCAAGGAAGACCCGTCTTGCCAGCGCAATGCCTTCTACTACGCCAGAGAACTGAGTTTCTATGGCCGGTGGCAGGAAAGCATTGATATGTGCAAAAAGTACCTAGCAATGCCTACGGCAACCTGGGATCACGAACGCTCATATGCTTATCGCGTCATTGGGCGCAGTTATCGTGAGCTTGGCAACAGCATTGAGACTGAAAAAGCTTTTCACATGGCGGCAGTTGAAGTTCCTCATATTCGGGAACCTTGGTACGAATTGGCACACTTATGTTACCTTCAAAGCCGGTGGGAAGAGTGCTTTGCCTACGCTATGCGAGGGCTAAAGATCACCTTTCGGGAAAACGTATACACCTCTGAATCAATCGTTTGGGGGTATCAGTTGCATGATTATGCCGCTATCGCTGCATGGCGCTTAGGATTGTATGACATTGCAATTGAGCAAGGGAGACTTGCTATTGCATTTGAGCCAGAAGATGTTCGCCTAAAGCAAAATATGGAGTACTATGAAGAGAGCAAGTTGGCATCAACTTTAGCTGTAGCAGCCGAATGATGAGGTTTGACCTTGTGGATCAGTCAACTATCAACATGGTTTTTGGGGCCATTCTAGCAGTGTCCGGCTGGTTTTTTCGGATATTATGGGAAGCAGTGCAGACCTTGAAAGACAATCTTCACAAGATTGAAGTTGATTTGCCCGTAAACTACGTCCGAAAAGACGATCTTGACAAGCGCATGGATCACATTGAAACGATGTTCCAACGCATCTATGACAAGCTTGATGGGAAGGCAGACAAATGAGTACGACTGAAGAGAAACAGGAAAAGATTGCCCTTGAGATGGCCGCAAGCGCCAGCAAAGGCGCACTAGTTGAAAAAATCACTTTTGCCGGTATCCCAATTTTGTTCTCTTGCGTTGTCTATTTGATGAGTGCCCTGTCTAACGCCAACAACGAAATCATCCAAATCAAATCCAAGATCGCAGTTGTGGTAAATGCCGACAACAAGGCGATCCCGCCGCAGGGCACGACCATTGACATGGCTCAGATCAGGGAAGCTTTGAGCGACAAGATTGAAAAGGTCGAGCGTGAGGCGGCGCTTGCTCGCGCAGCCATGACGCTTGATCGTGAGCGTTCAATGTCTGCGATAGAAAAATCTCGCATGGACATGAATACAGACGCAGCTATGGCCCGTGCTTCCATACGTTTTGATGTTGCTCAGATGGTGGCAGCAATAGATAAGCGCCTCACGTTGCTGGAGAAAGACAGATGAGCTTGCTTGATCAATTTGGGCCTCTGCTTGGTCAGATAGCCCCGACCATTGCGACTGCATTGGGTGGCCCCTTGGCGGGGATTGCTGTCAAAACACTGTCTGCCGTTCTTTTGGGCCATGAAAATGGTTCGGAGGATGATGTAAAGGCGGCAATGTCAAATGCATCCCCCGACCAGCTTGTAGCCCTGAAGAAAATTGACGCAGACTTCAAGGCGCACATGAAGGAACTGGACATTGATCTTGAGCGCATTGCTGCCGGGGATCGTGACAGCGCCCGTCAGATGCAGCGCGAAACCAAAGATTGGGTTCCCAAGCTTTTGGCAATTGTCATTACAGTTGGGTTTTTTGGTATCTTGGTTTGGATGCTGGTGATGGGGATGCCGCAGACGGGCACGGAGGCGCTCCTAATGATGTTGGGCGCCTTGGGGACGGCGTGGACCGGCGTGGTCAACTTCTACTACGGCTCGTCCGCCGGATCTAAGGCCAAGAACGACCTCCTTGCTGCAAAGGACAAGTGACATGCAAGAGAATTGGGACGTCAGCTTTGAGATGGTGCTGGCCCACGAAGGCGGCTACGTCAACGACCCTCGCGATCCGGGTGGGCGCACGAACTTGGGCGTCACGCAGAGGGCGTGGGAGTCGTATGTCGGGTATCCTGTGAACGAAGAGTTCATGCGCGCCTTGACGCCATTCATCGTCAAGCCCTTCTACAAGGCTATGTATTGGGACAAGATCAAGGGCGACCAGCTCCCCAATGGCGTGGACTATGCGGCCTACGACTTGGCGGTGAACTCCGGCGTGGGCAGGGCGGCGAAGTTCTTGCAAGAGATTGCTGGCGTCCTCGTTGATGGGTCTTTGGGGCCAAAGTCCATGGGCGCCATCAGGGAGTGCGACCCCGAGCAGGTGGTTGACGCCCTCTGCGACATGCGCCTCGACTTCCTCAAGCGGCTGCCGACCTTTGAGACGTTTGGGAAGGGATGGAGCCGTAGGGTTGCGGAGGTCAAGCTTGCGGCAACCAGTATGGCGTAAAGAAGCTTGTGGTGTTATAGTCTCTGCGTCTTGGAGTTTCTAACATGACCACCGGCCTCAATTACGCACAGTATGTCACTCAAATCGCGACAATGGCTGTCGTTTCAGAGACCGATTCCGCTTTTCAGAACATCCTGACGCAGATGATCACCTATTCTGAAAACCGGATGTATCGTGATCTTGACTTCCTGTTCACTTCCGCTTCGTCAACGGCTTACAGCTTGACTGTTGGAAGCAGGGTTTTGAATGTTGACGCTGAGACGTTTCCATACGGGACTTTGGTTGTTCCAGAGCAGATCAATGTGATCACTCCAGCGGGAACAAGTAATCCAGATTCTGGCAATCGAGTTCCGCTTTTGCCAACAACAAAAGAATTTTTGGATGCTTGCTACGGGTCCGGTCTTTCCGCCAATCGCTCCGTTCCTCAGTATTGGGTTCCGTTTGACAATTACACTTTTTTGGTTGGTCCCTATCCAGACGCCAGCTACAGCGTTGAAATTGTTGGAACATATCGTCCGCAATCTTTGGGATACTTGCCGCCTGTTTCGTCTGCTTCTTCTGGTGGAACAATCGTCTTCAGTGCAGCGCATGGCCTGTCTACGGGGAACACAATAACGCTCTACAATTTTGCGCCTTCTGGCTGGAATGCGTCTTTTGTAGTGACGGTGACAAACTCAACAACGGTGGTTGTGTCTACGTCTGCCATAACCGCTACCACAATTGGGACAACGGCATCCGCTGGTTCCACCACATTCATCAGCCTTAATCTGCCTGATATCATGATTATGGCTTCCATGATCTACATCAGCGCCTATCAACGCAACTTTGGCAGGGCAAACGACGATCCTCAGATGGCTATTACCTACGAAAGCCAGTATCAGGCCCTCTTGAAGAACGCGATGGTGGAGGAGAACAGAAAGAAGTTCGAAGCCGCTGGCTGGTCTTCTCAGTCCCCGTCGCCTATTGCTTCACCGACAAGGGGCTAACCCATGCCCCATAACTCCTTCAAGCTTATCCCAGGCGTTGATCAGAACAAGACCCCGGCCCTTAATGAGGCTGCGATCTCTGAAAGCCAGCTTATACGGTTTATCCCGGATCGGACGATTGGCGGCTTGGTTCAAAAGCTTGGTGGCTGGCTGAAGTATCCGTCATTGTCAGCGAGCTTTATCGGCTCAATTGTGCGCTGTCTGTGGGGATGGGAAGACACCAATTCAAACTCATATCTTGCCGTTGGTGCGGTGGGCCAGGGTGATATCACTGTCACTGGAGCAAGTGGCAATGGAGTAACTGCAACCTTAACCTATATCGGCCCCTTTGTTTTTCATATTGGCAAAGGCATAATCGTGTCTGGCATAGATCCGGCTGGATATAACGGGACATATATCGTTACAGGGGCAACCCCAACATCTGTATCATATGCCAGCACGGAAATTGGAGCATATGTCTCCGGCGGCACGGTCACTGGCGGGGGCGGCTCATTGGAGATTGTCACCAATGGTGGCATCAATGACATTACACCTCAAAAAACAACTGTAGATGTGCCAGTTAACTTTTCTACAACTGCAAGTAGCCCTATTGTAACAATTACGGATGTAGACAGTAACATAGACGTTCATGATGTTGTTGATATCCAGACGCAGGTTAGCGTGGGCGGTTTGGTTCTATTTGGTCAGTATCCCTGCACAAATCTTACCGTAGATACGTATGCAATCACTGCAACAGATGCTCTTGGTGCGCCTAAAAATGCAACATTTAGCACAACAACAAAAGTTGTTACCGGGGCGTCTGGCACAGGCTCATTGGCTACTTTAACATATGCCGCTTCATATACGTTTGAAATCGGTAGCACCATTACCATTACCGGGGTAAACCCTGCCGGGTACAACGGAACCTATCTTGTCTACTCCTCAACTTCGACAAGTGTCACATATGCCAGTTCTGAATATGGGGCCTATGTGAGCGGCG